AAACCGTAGCTAGCTGACCTGCCGTGACTTTTTTACCCTTTTTTCGGGCGTCCGACGCTTTTTTTGCCAGTGCTTTTTTTGTTTTTTCGTTTAGGCTCATTTTTTTGCTCCTTTTTTATGCTTGGCTCTAAGTTCTTCTTTTGCTTTTTTTGCGATCGCGGCTTGCTTGGGCTTGCCTGCGACTTTTGCTCTTTGTTCGACCACAGTAAGGATTTGGATTTTGCGAGCATACGGCTTATTAATTCGCTTAACTTTACGAGCAGTAGCTTTGGCATCTTCCACAGTGGCGTATTTAATAGAGACTGTGTCTTTGGGGTTTTCATCTGTATATAACCTCCTCCCAGTGCCTTTAGGTTTTTTTCCTGTTCCCTTTAGTGGGTCTTTTCTTTTTGCCATTTTTATTTGCTTTCATTTTCGCGGCTGTAATAATATCTCCTCGTGTAACCTTTTTAGGATCACCATAATAAGAAGCTAGTGGTTTTTTACCCTTTTTTTGTGCCATATTTTTTCCTATATGCTTTTGTGTGTTTACTTAATTTTGTTTTACGTCGTGTGCCTTTAGCAGTAAAATCAGTGCTAAACTTATAAGCAGAGGGATCACTAGCCGATTTACGTGCATTACGTTGTATTTCAGCACGACGCTTACTACGGTCAGCTCCGCTTAATCCTTTTAAATATTTATCAGGTATCTTACGCTTCTTGCGTTTCTTAGCAGGGGGCTTCTCTATTTGCTGTCGCATATTGCCTCGTGTCATAGCCATTAGAAAAACCTTTCTGCTACCGCCACTCCTACAATCAACACAGCTAGCCCCCACATACGCATATCAAGCTTATCCAGTATTTTTTCTATCCTATCAAAACGACGATTAGCATCTTCCTCGTGTTTTTCTAACATTTTTGCCACTTGCTCCGCTTTCATTACCATGCCTTACACGACCAATATCTAGCTGTAAATTTATCTTTTGCTGTATCACAATTATGACGAGCTCGAAATGATTTACGCCTTCCTGGTTGGTCTTTTTTGATAGTCATGTTAGGGTCACCAAACCGCACTAGCTTTACTTGTGTCCCTTTTTTTGCCAGTACAGCAGACTTTTTCGGACCTTTAGGAGTGCGTTTGGGTTTGTTGTATCCTGCAAAAGTCTCCCCTCTGTAAGTAATTCTACCAGAGGGGGTTCTTTTTACATCTTTGGTTGTAGCCATTATCCATATTCCTTGCGGACTTGTAGCACTACCGTATAAGTGTCGTTGCTAGAATGACCAACTGTGGTAAACAAAATATCGCCTGTTACACCAGAGCCTGCATTGTTAGGTAATCCACCGAAGGTACTGTAATCATGGTAGCCACTTTGGTTCTCACCTAGTTCAATACAAAACACATTAGATGAAGCATCAAACAATAATTGCACTTTCATGCCATTACACTGCCACCATATTTTTTCAATAGTAGCTCCTGTACATGCTTGACCATCTTGAGTGCTAGCTAACGCACTTACATCTACTTTTTTAACAGCTGACTCACCAGAACCGTCTGAAACATTTGTAAATTTCAAAACTGCCGTTTTTGCACCGTCAACTATTGTTTGTGAAGTAACTGCATCTGCCATGTTTACACCTATTGATCTGCAAAAGCTGGAGCAGTGGTAGAAGTTACGTTGCCAAAGATTTGATAGTTTGTTGTGTCTACGCCCATAATAGTAACATCAAATCCTGCTGGAACATTCATTTGTATACTACTGTTAGAACTACCATTAGAGAACACGGAGCTTATAGCATTACCGTCTGTGTCGAGAAATGTGACACCACCAATATAAAAGTTGGTATTTCCTGGAGTTACTATTATTGCATCCGTTGCATCAGCGGCTCCTCCTGCATAAACAAACCTAAACATAGACCCTGCGATCGGTGCGGGAAGAGTATAGGTATTATCTTGACCTCCGTCTGGGACTAACAAAACCCTACCACTATGCGTAGCGTTTGTGAGAGTTACGTTACCATCAGATAAGCTGACAGGTCCGTCACCAAAAGTAGACACTTCGGTTATAGCACCTGTTGTAGCATTTTTACTTATAGTTTTGATTGTGCTTTCAGACCGTATTGGACCTGAAAATGTTGTATTTGCCATGTCATTCTCCTTGTCTTGGCATTGTCGGGACTATCCCGTCAAGGTTCTTGAAACTATAACACAAAAAAAGAGCGACTGTAAAGTCGCTCTTTAATTTATAAATGTAGATGGGTTTAAGCTCCTGGAGAACCAAACACACATCTTGGGTCAGATACACCAAAAGAGTATCTTTCCCTAGCTTTATACCGAACGTTTCCAGTATCAAAATCGCCTTCCATGCTGTTTGTAATTGGTGTTCTTACAAAATGCTTGAAACCGTTTGGTGCGTCAGTCTTGATAAAAAACGCATCAGTGTCGGTTAGGAAGTTATTAACAACGTAACCCTGAGGTAACATACCCATGTTTCTCAAAGCATTTACGTCGTTGTCTGCAGTTCCTGGTCTTAGGTTTGTCGCCATCAACCTTTCTGCTACAAACTGTAGATTTACTGGAATAATTAACTTCATACCTCTAAGAGCGATTTTTAAACCTCTCTCATCAATAAAACCTGAGATATCAATCATTGATTGCTCAAGTGAAGTTTCATTCAAGTCCGCCGCAGTGCTCAACTCATTACGGAAGTTACCTCCACCTAGAGTTGGGTGATCTGTGGCACAAAGCTCTTTACCATCACCGAAAGTAAAGTTTGAGTCAAAAGCATTGTTCAATACAGAAGCCGCTTTGACCTGCTTTGTGTTTGCCATGGAACGTGCTAACGCTCTTGTATAACGAGAGCTGAGTCTGTCGTAAAGGTTATCCTCTACAGCTTCTTCAGTAATCGCAAACGCAAGTGCTATTGTTTCATGGGTGTAACGAGCTGTGAATGATTCATTCGCAGTGTCAAATGATACTGCCGCTCCTTCAGTTTTTGTTGGAGCCGCCCCAAAACCAGAGAGCATGATCTCTTCTTCAAACGCTCTGTCTGAAGTTTCTTGCTCATAAATCTCTGCGTGTTGGTTTTCGTATCTGTCATATTCCATTCCAAAAAGAGCATTAAGTCCTGGTTCTAACTCTTTAAGGAGCTGTGATCTTGCTATAGCCATGTCATATCCTCCTTATATACCAGTTGAATCATGGTGGAATGGTAAGTTCAGCTTCACAAGGAATATTACCCCTGCTGTCGTTACCGATATATCGTCAAACGAGTCTTTAATACCAACAATCCTAAAGTTGTCAGTAGCTGTTGTAGCTCCCGCTGTGGCTACAGATAATTCACCGATGGAAACACCTGTAGAACCATTTTGTGAGCCAAACCCTGTACCTTCAGCATTTGAATGTACTAAAGCCTGTGCTGTTGCGATATTTGTTAATGAAGCATCTGCTTGTATTTCATACACTTGATGTGGATCGTCATGTACGAACACAACTGCTTCTGATCCTGACTTCAAAGAAGCGGTTCCTGGATAATTGTTATCAAAAACAGGTTTTCCAGTTAGATCTATGTATTGACATCCTGCCATAACACCTAGAATCGCCACACTTCCTCCATCAGCCGCACTCACATCTACTAGTCCGTTTGTTAGAGGTATCACCATGTCGCCTTGATATATCGCACTCGATGATCCTGCTGTCGCACTAACCTGTACTTTGTAAGCTGTCAAGCCATTGGAGTTCGGTGTAGACCCTAATTTATTATGAGGACGCAATCCAAAAGGGGCATCGATATTTGTTGCCATTTTAGTCTCCTCTAATTATTGGAGCCTCCTTTGGCTCCAAAGGTTACACGTGATTGCCTTTCTGGTTTCAGAATAGGCATTGAACTATCGCTTTCCCTCATCAAGTCATTATCCACAGCATCCATTTGATCTTGTGTTCGTCCACGAAAATACTCATCTCGCTGTTTCTTTGTCTCGATTGGGAATCTAGCTAATAAAAGTCCCCCATTTGCAATCACCCCTGCGTGTTTTCCGTCCATCACGGTAGGTGCTTCATAATCAGGGTACTCTTCGGCTCGAACTAATTCGAACCCTTCGCGTATGCGTGCTGAGAGGTTTTTCTTATCGTCAAATCCCATTACTGATTCACGGATCCAACGATGTATATAACCCTCAGGTGGTGGGGGTGCGTCTAATGCAGACGGAGGTGTCCAAGGTTTATGGCGTGCAGTTTTTTCACGAGTTTGTGCAGTGCGTGGAGTTCTATCGTTCATGACTTATCCTCTACGAGTTGTTAAGACGTGCGAGTTGTTTCGCATATGCGTCGTATGGTACACCAAGTTTATCAGCGATTGCAACCTGAGATGGTGATAATTTTATTTTTTTACTCGTTGCTTTACCATTTGGTCGCGATACTGAGGCTACTGGTGCGTGGTTAGATTGCACGGTTCCACCAAATTTATGTGGAAAATCTCTTTTCATGCGTGCATCTAATTCCTTGTAATACTCATCACTGGTAGGGTCATAATACTCTTTTTCTACCATTTGTTTATGATGACTAAAAGCTGTTAGTGTCATAGGTTCATCTGAACCAAACCATGCGTTTCTACTAGCCCATGCTTGTGCTTTTGGATCTACAGGTTGTTTTGGCTGTGGCTGTTGCTGTTCTGCAACAGGTTCAGTTTTTGTTTCACGTTCTTGTTTTACGGTGTTGTAATTACGCTGATCAGCGGCAAGTTGAGCAATTTGGTTTTGTGCTTCTACTTGTGCATCTACATCGCCATTGTTTATGGCATCAGCAAGCTGTTTCTTTAAATTTGCTTCTTGACTTGTTATACGATTACCATACTCTGTTATATACGATTGATCTATTTGTTCTGATCGTTGCTGGAGTTTTTCGTTTTGTTGTTGTAAAGAACGAGCATATTCTGTCGCGGCTTGTTCTCTACGCTCAGCTTCACGCATTTTATACGTTAATTTTTCTATACGCTTTTTAACTTTTTCGCTATAGCCCTCTAAACTATCAGGGTCTTCGCTTGCCTCTTGTTCCGCAGGCTCTTCAGTTTTTTCTTCTGCAGGAGCTAAATCCAGCTCTTGTTGCACTTCCTCTTTGGGTTGCTCTTCTTCTACTTCAACTTCTATTTTTTCTTCTGCTTGTTGCATAGTAACCTCTATGTATTAATTATGTCTTCCGGATTATCAATTGTAGCGAGTATTTCATCATCATTTAACAATCGTACTTCGCCACCGTCAATTCTAAACCTTGCTCCTGCATATCTACCAAATATTACCCAGTCTCCTTGTTTACACCATGCACGACTATGTCCTATTGTGTAATCAAATTTAGAGGCATCTTTATACGCCAATGGTCCTACTTTCAAAACCAAACCGCAAACGGTGGCTAATGCCTCTCTATCTACATGTTCATCTGGTAAATGCAATCCACCTTTTGTTTGTTTCTTACCCTTATAGGGCAAAATTAATATACGCCACCCCATAGGTTCAGGCAATTTTGCTAACGATTCGGCTTTCCAGTCTATTTTTGAGTTTTTTGGTAGCTTGTACACTGGTGTTTCAGGTACAGGCTGTGTAAATGTAGCTTTTTCAGTCATATTGTACTTTCTGTTGCAGGCTGTCTATTTCCTGTTGTATGTTTGCAAGTTCTGCGAGTCTACCTCGCAACTCCTTGAGTGTAGATAAATCTTCTATCGGTCCGCGTAAAACTTGATCCTCAATTTGATTTATCCGCTCGCTGATAATCTTACGCAGTTTTTCATGAATGTAAAGGTCACTCATCGTATTTTTGTGACTTTTTTTGATTTTTTAGGTTTTTTACGTGCAGTTTTCGCGGCATTTACAAAATCTTGCTTGCTTGGTGCTCCTTTTTGTCCAGGCTTGCGTGGTTTTTTACCACTTTGCCTACGCTTACGTATATTTTCGTATAAACTCATTTTGTGATTCCCTTTTGTTTCTCATATGTACGCAAACCACCGATACCGAGCATACCACCTAATACAGTCAGTAGTGTACCCATATCAAACTCTGGCAGTTCTGGTATTTCTGCACCTGCGATAGATGCTCCAAAAATAATCAAATCTTTTAATATAAAGTGATACGCAAAAGCTATAGCACAAACCCAACCAACGGCAGGTCGCCAACCACCTTTAAAAAATGAACCACTCGCCGCTTCAGCTTTATTTACTTCTATTTGTGCAAGACTCAATTGCTGTGCGTGTTTATCTGCCATAGTAGCTAACTCATGAGCGAGAGCGGCTTTTTGGTCTTTGTCCTCTATAAATTTATCTAATAATCCAGTAACAGGACCTACCAGAGCGTTAATTAAGCTCATTTTTATCCTCTTTTTTCTTAAACGCATTACTAGCGATAAATGCCCCAATAATACCCATATTTGATATTACCCAAGTGCTCGCTATGCTAGATAAATGATCTACTCGATCCAAAGGCACTACAGGCAACATCAACACAACTATGAACGCTGTAACTGACAGAGCACTAAACCATACCATGTAACGCTGTTGGTCTTCTTTTTTGTCTTGATTTTCTAAACGCACTAAACGTTCTTTCATCATAAGCTCGGCATCTGTTACGATACCGTCACCGTTGGCGTCAAGTTTTTCTGCTAGCACACTACCTTTTTGTAGTTTTTTCTGGCTCAACGAACACCTCTAAATTTTATACCACGCATAGCCGCTCCACCTCCTCGTGATACACCTGATGTTCCTGCTCTATCTGCAGTTGC